GCAACTCGCCTTTGTATCGGGTGCTGGGCTACCTAAACTCCTATAAAGAATGGCTAGAGGACCGAGTTAAGCTGAACAAAGCCAGGGCGGCCTTCGCCTGGAAGAAGAAAATAAAAAGCACGGCGGCTGGTGTGACCACTGCCGTCAGCGGGGTTTTGAGAACCCTGAACAAAGTGGTTACTGGCGCTGAAAGGCCGGCGCCCCCCAAGACCGGCGGCGTCATCGTTGAGAACGATGCTGTCGAATGGAGTATCGTTAACTCAGACGTCAAGGCTGATACGGCTTCAGAGGACGGGCGCGCGATCAAGTTGATGATCTGTGCCGGCTCCGGTATCTTCGAACATTATTTCGGTGATGCAAAAGTAGCAAACCTGGCCAGCGCCAAGGCCATGGAGTTGCCCATGCTGAAAATGTTCGAGTGGCGGCAGAAGCTATTTGAAGAGGTGTTCCTATCAATCTTCCGCAGGGTTATTAGGGCAGCTGTTGACTCCGGGGTGCTGCCGGAAAAAATCAAAGTTACCCGCCAGGAGGGAGGCAAGTCTCACGAGCTTGAGGTCCCAGCCGACCAGGTCAGTATCGACATAGACTTCCCACCTCTGGTGCTGAAAGAACTCAAAGACCTCACTGACGCCCTTGTGAAGCAGGTCCAAGAAGGATTCAAATCAAGACAGACCGCAGGCATGGAACTCGGTGTTGAGGATTGGGAGCAGGAGAAAGCGTTGATGGCCGCTGAGGAGGAAGAGCGGGCAGAAAAGCAGAGGCAGGATGATACGAACATGTTCCCTCCGTTTAGGCCGCCGAAGGATGGGGATAAAGATAAGTCCGGCGAAGGTCAGGAGGACGTAGAAGATGACGCCGCCTGATCTGGATGCACTCGAAAAGCTTCATGATAAACTTAACCGTAAACTGGCAGCCTGGGAGAAAAAGAAACTGGCTGCGCTGCTTAAAAACTTCTATGAGGCAGAAACTCAGATTAAAGCCCTGCTGGTTACAGCTGAGGGATGGGAAAAGACCCGGTTAGAATCCCTGTTGGTTGAAGTAGACCGGGTCATGGATAAAATGGCCCATGATGCTGAACTTTGGGTAAAGGGGCGCAGTGACGTTTCACCCGAAAGCCCACTGGCGAGCCTGGCGCAGTACCCGATAATTGCCGGGGGCAACACAGCCCTGGCCGCAGTTGGGGTAACGGCCACGTTCAATATGATTCATCTGCCGGTGCTGTCTTACTTGCAGGATTACCAACTTGGCCTAATTAAGCGTATTACACAGGAAGTCCGGGAGCAGGTCAAGGAGGAGCTTAAGCGCGGCTACATCATGGGCGAGGGCATCCCGGATATAGCAAAGCGGCTGCGTAACACCAAATTGGGCAAAGGAGTATGGCCGAGCGCTCAGAGGCGAGCTGAGGTCGTTGCGAGGACTGAAATCATCCGGGCAAGTTCTGCCGGGGCCAAATTTGTATATGAAACCTATGGTGTTTCAAGAATTAAATGGCTCGCAGCCAGAGACGAAAGGATCTGCCCTGTATGCGGTGCTTTACATGGGAAACTGTTTCCGGTTAACAGTATTCCTTATGGTGGACCGCCAGCTCATCCTATGTGTAGATGTTATATTACACCTTCAATAGCTACAACTGAGGATGAAGGGAAGCAACTTGATATAGACGCAAAAAATAATCTAAAATGGTTTAAAGATAAGCAAAAAGACGGTAAGTTCTAATTATCAGCATTAATATCGCCTTATTTTATGATATAATATTAAAGAGGTGGTATTTAAGTGCCAAGAAAGCTAAAAGGTGAATTTAGGATATGTCCAGTTTGCAGCAGTGAATTTTACGTTAAAAGAGATAAGATAAACGCTGGAAAAGGTAAATATTGCTCTAAAGTTTGTTATGATAAGGAAAGATCTTTAATCCATAAAGGAATTCCTAAGCCAAAATCCTCAGAAAGTTTAAGAAATTATAATGAGAAGAGAAAGATCGGAATAGTAAAGCATCCTGAACCTTGGAACAAGAAACCAACGGTAATAATTAAATGCGAAACATGCGGTAAAGAATTTGAGGTGGAAAACAGGAGAAAGGGAGAAGCCCGTTTTTGTTCACGTGAATGCCTTTATGCTTGGATGAAAACAATCATAGGAGAGGAACATTGGCATTATAGATTAGTTAACAGAGTTTGTATGAATTGCGGGAAGGAATTTAAATGCAAGCCTGCAAAAATTAAATATGGTGAAGGAAAATTTTGTTCAAGGAATTGTCATGGCGCGTATTATGTGGCACATGCCAAAACAGAACAGACAGCCATCGAAAAAATTATAGCTACAGTGCTTGATGAGTTAGGCGTAACATATGAAACACAAAAGGTGTTCGGTCATTTCGTTTGTGATTTTTATATCCCCTCACTTAATCTAGTTATCGAAGCAGATGGTGATTATTGGCACAATAAGCCAGAGGTTAAAAAGAGAGACAGGATGAAGAATTATTTTCTTAGGGTTAAGAGAGGACTTAAGCTGCTTCGTTTATGGGAGCATGAGATTAACGAAAACCCAAGGGAAATAATAAGAAGGACAATTTATTCTGCCTAAGTAAGCAAAATATATTGCTATTAGTTTACTATAAACAGACTGCCTGAGTAAGGCGGTCTTTGTTTTTGAAAGGGTGTGATCGCGTGTGAAAAAAAGGTGCCGCTGTCCTACCATGCCGCTGCCTGCAAAAAACGATGAGAGGTGAAAGTAGATGCCCAAGATAACCCAAAAACTCATCGAGACGATGAGTTACGACGCTACAGAAAAGAAAATCCGGGACCTGATCGACCCGCCTGATTCCAAAGGAGACCGGTCCTGGCGCTACTACATCAAAGAGACCTTTCCCGGCTTTGCCATTGTTAGAGACAGTGCCGAAAACAAGTTCTATCAGGTTACTTACACCGTTGACGCCCAAGACAATGTGACCATCGGCCAGTGGCAGGAGGGAGAGTATGTCTGGCAGCCTAAACCTGCCAGCACAGCGACACCAGCAGCGCCTTCCCCGGATGTGATTGTCTTATCCGAGAGCGCGGAAGAGGCGGAGGTCATCGGCCTTACGCGGCTGACAGAGGCGGCGCAGGCCACAGGAGCCGGTAAATTCCGCATGACAGTGCTGAGACCAGGCTGGAACGTCACCTTATGCGGAGCACCCGGAGACAAGTACTATACCCGGCAGTATATCTCCAGCCTGATTCCGCTGGTCGAAGGGGCGAAGGCCTATTATGACCATCAGACCGAGCGGGAGGAGCGTGAGCGTCCTCAGAATTCGGTCCGCAAGTTGGTCGGGTACTGGTCCGATGCGAAACAGGAGGCGGACGGATCTGCAGTTGCGGTGCTCAACCTTTCAGAGGCTGCCACATGGCTTAAGCCGATACTGGCCGACGCCGAGAAGCTCAAAACCGAAAAGGGGATCGTGTTTGTCGGGCCGTCAATCAACGGGTTCGGCAACGTCCGCATGGGCGAAGCCGAAGGGCGCCGAGGCAAAATAGTGGAGTCCGCGAAGCACCTGCTTAGCATCGACATCGTAACCGAGCCGGGCGCCGGCGGAACCGTTGACAAGCTGCTTGAAGGAGCAAAACCAAACAAGGAGGATGAAACATTGGATTTCAGCAAATTGACACTCGAAGAACTGAAGAAGAACCGCCCTGACCTGTTCGCCCAGGTTGAGCAGACCAGGGAAACAGCGGCGTCTGCGGCGGCTATCACCCCTGAACAGGTGAAGGAACTCGTTGCCAAAGAGGTTGACAAAATCAAAGAGGCCGCAATGGCGCCGGCGAGGGCAGCCGCAGAAGAACTGACCCGCGAGCGCATCAAGCAGCAGGCCTCCCCGCGCATCCGCGAGATACTGAAGGAATCCAAGCTGCCCGAACTGGCGCAGACAAAACTTACCCGGATGCTGGAGAGCAGGGAGTATGCCAAGGACGGCGCACTGGACGAAACCGCCCTGAAAGAGGCCGTGGACGCCGCTGTCGGCGAAGAGCGCGAATACCTCTCCAAGCTGACCGAATCCGGGAAGGTCATCGGTATGGGCGGCGGGGACCCGCAAAAGCCCGAGGGCAGGGAAAAGGCCGCGCAGAGCAAGCTGGACAAGATGTTCGACTTGCCCGAAGAGAAGCCGGCGCAGTAAATAAATAAGCGAACTGGAGGTAAAAACACATGGCAAAGAACCATATTCAAAAAGGCCGCTACCTGTGGCTGACAGTTGGCGCTGGTGTTGTATCAGGCGACCCGGTGGCTGTTGGTCAAATTACCGGCGTTGCGACCATTGATGCAGACGCAAACAATATGGCCACTGTTGACACCGAGGAAGTATATGACCTGTCTGTAAAGGGCATTGACGCAAACGGCAACAGCGCGGTATCAATCGGCGACGCCATCTATTACACCGCTGGCGATACTCCGAAGCTCAACAAGAAGGCTACCGGGACGCTGTTCGGCTACGCTCTGGAAGCCATCGACGCCGGCGCTACTGATACTATCAACGTCAAGCTGAAGTAAGCGGAAACAATTAAAACGTATCTAAGGAGGAGATAATCAGTGCCTTTACTGGAAAGACTTACAGAATCACAGCACGCTAAACTAAACGAAGCCCTGGAGCTGCAAAGCATCAGGCGTATGTATGAAGTGCTGGTTGAAGCGGCCAGCACTTCTGATTTTCCATTCCTGCTGGCCAACACCCTGAACAAGGTACTCCAGCGCGCCTACAAGGTCGTGCCGGATCAGTGGCGGCAGGTTGTCAACATCGCGACTCTGGCGGACTTTAAACCCAAGGAAATCCTGCGGCTGTCCGAAGCTGACGATCTGGAAGAAGTACAGGGAGAGCCCGGCGAGTACAAGGACAGCACGCTGGAAGAAGCCAAGGAGACCTACAGCCTGTCCATTTATGGCCGGGTTTTCTCAGTTCTCTGGAGGGCTATCATCAACGATGATCTTGACGCTATCCGCAAGATGCCGGATAAATTTGGCCGGGCAGCAGCGCGCCTGCTGAACCAACTCGTTTTCGGCATCCTGGAAGACAACCCGACCATGGGAGACAACAAAGCCCTGTTTCACACCGACCACTACAACCTGGGAACCGGGGTTCTGAACGAGCCCAACCTTACGGGAGCGGTCACTGCCATGAAGAACCAGACTGACGACCGGGGCAACAAGATTTACGTTGAACCCAAATATGTTGCCGTTCCCACTACCGAGCTTGAGTGGACACTGAGAAGGCTACTCGAAAGCGTTCAGCAATCCGGTACGTCCAACAATGACGTCAACGTGCTGCGCAATCTCAACCTGCAGCCGATATTCTGCAACTGGTTGAATAACGCCAACGCCTGGTATGTCATTGCTGACCCTGGCACCATTGACACCATCGAAGTCGGTTTCCTGCGCGGCGTGGGTGAGAGCCCGCAGCTCTTCCTGAAAAACCCCGGCTGGACCACGATCAGCGGCATGGCTGTTGACCCGTTCCAGATGGACGACACCCCGATCCAGTACAAGGTCCGTCACATCGCCAAGGCGAAGGCAGCCGACTGGAGAGGCCTGTATAAGTCAACCGGGCTCGTACAGTAAGAAAATCGCATAGAATCACATAACGGCAGGGAGGGATACCAGTCCCTTCCTGCTTAATGGAGGTGTATCAAGCAAAATGAGCATTCCTTATTCTGTTTGGAATAGAGTGCTGGGCATATTCGGCCTTTCTGTGGGACGTCCGGGAGTGGAGATTGTCGTGGCCGATGAGGACGGGCGGCTGCACCAGCTGGGCGAACCTATAACGGCCACAGCGGAGCAGATTAACGCGGCCACTGCGCCTACTGCCGCGGGAGTACCAATCGAGGACGAAGATGAACTGTATGAGGCGGAGGATGTCGAGGCGGCACTGGCGGAAATTGCGGGCGCCGGGCGCACTACCGAGACCGTCAAAGGGGCTATGGATGCTGCGGGTGCAGCTCAAGACGCTGCTGGTGCGGCCCAGGGTACGGCTAATGATGCTGCCGGGGCTGCCGCTGCAGCACAGGCTAAAGCCGATACCGCCATGCAAAGTACGGCAGGCGTCGACACAATCCGGATTGGAACCGTCACCCTAGGCGGGGCGAATCCTACCCCTGTTTCGTTCCAGGATGACACCGCGGCTTCCGTGACCAGTGGCAACGCTGAAACCTACGACCTGACCGGAGTGGGGAACGGCGGGACGATTATCCTAAACCCGGATGGACTGGGCGCTGATACCGCCACGGTCAACTTTACCCTGGCCACTTCTGTTTCCGGGGCAACACCCAGCACCGACATCAGCGGAGGTGTGGACACTAAGTTCATGATCTCTGTTGACGGCGACGATGCGGAAACAGTCACGCTTGACCTTGCAGCTGGAGGCGGCATCAACGATGGAACCAAAATAGCCGCTGAGATGCAGACCAAGATCCAGGCACTCGGGGGCAATAAAGCCTCCGTTGCTGTTGACTACAACGTAACCAACGCCGGAAAATATACCATCAAGTCGGCCACCTACGGCACCGGCTCCAGTGTTGTCATCACCAGGGCGGCGGACCACAACGTCACTGAGGAATTGAAGATAGGCACCGGGGACGGCGGCGTCGAGACTGCCGGCACCGGAGACGTGGCGAACGCCGCGGCTGCTACCGCAGACGAGATCGCGGCTGTCATTAATACCGATATAGCCGGGGTTACGGCAGACGGCAGCAGCGGTAGCGTGGTTATCACAAGCGACACCGAGGGTAGCACAAGCAGTATCGTTATGGGCAACGGCACCCTGAACACAGTGCTGGGCTTTACCAACGCAGCGGGTTATTACGGCGCGGCTGGACTTGGATACGATACCGACATGGCTAATGCCAACTACAAGGTTGTAGCCACCCTGAAGGGCGTCGCGGCGGGCTCTCTGGCTAACAAGGCGCTGAGTGTCAACAACCGGGCGACCGGCGGGTTTGACCTGGTCTGCCAGACAGCGGCTGCTACCGACGAGGTAGACATTATCGTGATTGGCCAGGCTGCGGCCTGATAGACTGTGACCAATGGGGCGGCAGGGTAATCCTTGTCCGCCCTGTTTTGAAAGGGGAATGATTGGTTTGGCGGTAAGGAAAAGCGCCTCAAAGCCGACCGTGGGCAGAATCGTCCATTACCGGACAGAGCAAGGCACGGTTTTGGCCGCGATGGTTACGCAGGTCAGCGAAGATAAGGTTAACCTGGTGGTATTCGCGGACAACGAGCACAACAAACAGGGGTACCCGACATTCCTGCTGCAAGGCGTTGAGCAGGGCAAGAAAAAGGGACAATGGGACTGGCCGCCGCGGGAAGGTGAATAGCCATGAGCGACCTTGAACTGGTCAGGTTGAACGTCCGCGACCAGGAACCGTCGTACACGTTTGAGGACACTGTAATTACCGTACTTCTGGCCAGGTACGGCAATGATGTTAACATGGTCAGTCACCACCTCTGGCTGATAAGGGCTGGGGATGCTTCAAAGCGGAATTTCAAGTTTACGGTTAACGGAAAGACGGTGGACAAATCAATGCAGGCCAAGGAGTGCCGGGAGCAGGCCGCTATCTTCAAGGACCTGGCCATGCTCACCCCGGCTGATGGTGTGGCTGAAATAACATGGACCAACGCCTTAGATCCGCCGGAGGATATGTGACCGTGGAAACAGGAATTTGTCTTTTCCTTATAGCCGCTGCTTCCCTATTGGCGGCTATGGCCACAAAAGGTTCTTGCAGGGGAGCGCTGGTAAAGCCGCAGTCTCTGTTGGATAAGTTGCAAAATATGCCGCCTCCCCCACCAAAGGAGATGTGACTGATGGGACTTCTGGAATCTGACGACCTTGCCTACATGCGCGAATGCCTCGGGGACATAGAAACTGATGTTGAAGAGCCCATCGTTTACAAACGGTACCTGAGTACCACTGCCGGTGACCCTGTTATGGGTACCTCCGACACGCCTGTTTATGATGACACAGAAATAACCGCCTCTGTCCGGACGCTTACCCTTGAAGAGATCCAGGTATCAGGCGGGGTCTATGTCCTGGGTGATGTGGAGTTTGAGATCCGGCTTCAGGAGACTATTTTCGAGACTGCACCTGTTTACGTTGACAGGATAGTATATGCCGGCGCCACTTATAAGCCGAAGAAAATCGACCCGGTTCAGCTGGGCGGCCTGATTGGTTGGACTGTAAAGGCGGGCAAGAAGTGAGCAGCGGCAAGGGGCTTTTTGAAATAACCTTTAAGGGTGTTGACGAACTCTTAAGAGTAGCCGAAAAGCAGAGGCAGCTGCTGGATGCCAACGTCAGGGCGGCTGTCGCCAGGACCGTCCTCTGGGGCGCGGCGAGAATAGCGGAAGAGTGCCCGGTGGATACAGGTAGGCTCAGGGCCAGCATCCTGGGGTACCTGGTCC